CCGGAATTTCCGCCGTAAGTCCCGTTTGAACCATTGCTACCTGCCGCACCTCTGGCATTTATTGTCCCCGTGAATACAAGCGCACCACCTACTTCTATATAAAGAGCTATACCACCTCTGCCGCCAGCACCCGACGCACCGCCCGGCGCAGTACCGCTGCTACCACCTTCGCCACCTCCACCCGAAGCTCCTCCTGCTCCTGGTACTACGTACATAGCTTTATTGTTTTGCGTGCAGTAAAGCATCTTTGATGTATATGCCGGAGCTGATGCGCCGCCTACTGACACCGCACCCCCATCGACGCCCGGATTTCCAGCAGCCCCATAATGATTAAGTGCATCGAGATAATAACCCGTTGCCTGCGAGCCAACATTTCCTATGGTTCCATTTTCATGAACAGCACCACCAGCCGCAGAAGCACCACCTGCTCCTCCTAGCGAATCACCGCTTGTCGTACCAGCTAGAGTGCAATCTGCCTTGCATTTTAATATCACGATACTCCCGTTCGTGTTCGGATTTGTGAAGCCAAGCGTGGCTCCCAAGTGGAGATTTATATAAGAATAGTTTTTGACAACAACAGCGGCACTCCCCAAGTCTATATTGGTGGTACCAGAATTGATTATTAGCTGACCATCTGCACCGGTTCCACCAAAAGTTCTCGATAATAAATTCATGTTTATTTCCCCCGAAGCATTGAGCAATGCAGTCTTCCCCGCGTTAGCAGCCGCGCTTAAAATAGCTTCAGTGGCTATTCCATTTCCTGTATCACAATCCATCCAGTCGTCAGCACCTGCTCCTGATATATCCGTTCCAACAACACCCGTTGAAGTTGTGAGTACCGATACCTGAGAGGAGACAGTTGTATTTGCAGAAGTTATGAGGAAATGATTGCCACCTTCCCAAGTACACGTTTCTGTCGATCCGGTAGCAGCCCTTATGTAATACTGAATAACAGAAGCAACATTCGCCATGCTAGTCACAATTCCAAGTGGACCGGCAACGGTAAAATCCATGCCGTCAATATTTCTAGCAGTGCCATCAAAGGTTCCTCTAGCCGACCCATCAGACACCGAGTCCCACATCGCCACTACGCTTTGAGCCCCCGTATCACCAGTTGAATAAGCGGGCGTGTAGATAGCATGCGAGACTATTGTATTCTTTGATTGAAGCACCAGCGGTCCGACTGTTCCAGTTTCGGTATGCGCCGCCTGTTCAGTTAGAGTAGCAAGTTCGACGGAGCCCAATACTGTTTCAGAAGCGGTTGCTCCGCTTATTGCCACCTGATCATCAACATATTTCTTGTTCGCAAGTTTCTTATCGGAGGTTGGAGCGGCATCGGTTGCAGTTTCAGCACCGTCATTGGCGAAAACAGCAGTCGCGCCAGTCAAGTCTTGCGCTCCCGTAAACGTATTCCCACCAGCCAGATTTGCTTTTAAGTTATCCTGAGTGTCGACATAAAGTTTCGTGGTAAGTTCTGCATCTGCTCCTGGAGTATCTGTTGACGTTGGTAGCTGAGTATTGAAAGTCCATGATCCGGTTACAGCCTCGTTGGAAGTCTTGGAAGCCTTGTCGTTAATGATGTAATGAAGAAGTGTTCCTTCAAACTGTATTCCGTCAAGATGAACTTTTTTATTCCCGGCGACTTCCGTATTGGTCAATGCAGTTTGAGAAAGACCTCTCAAGAGTCCTGTGAGTTGAAGTCCGGAAACGCCAGCCCAATAAACATCTTCTTCGTTTGCCTCTCCTCTTTCGAGAGTTCCATATCCAGTTGTAAACGCCGGAGCGTCATCAAGTACTAAGGAGGTAGCAATGTCGGTTATTCCACCGTTTAAAGTGGTGTCAAACCTGGTCTGTACGGAAACGCCCATATAATTATTTGTTAGAAATTAAGAATCAACAGGAGTGTATCTGTCACCGCGTGGTATATATTTAAGTCTTATTTCGTCAATAAAAGCTCGTTGTCCCAATAACGAACTTTCTACTTCTACTCCAAACATTCTGTCCGTAGATCCAACGCTAATCGTCTTGTTGAACCTGTAAACGGCTGGAGCCCCAACCTCGCCTCCAGTATACCCTCCTCCACCAACAATGTCTCCCACAGTTCCCCAATCGTCATCAACTACAGTGCTGCCAGCCAAAATCTCAGCCGCCGTGGGAACGGGGATTGTATGTGTTTCGAGGACCGAGAAGTCTTCTCCTATCAATTTGACCGTAATTACAACATTCTCGCTTCTCGCGCCTCTGACATATAAATAACGAGCATATTTATACATGTCTGCGCGACCATCATCTCTTAATCCGGTCTTGCCTCCCCAACTCATGGGGAATCCGTTATCCGAATATCCGTTCTCGTCTCTATAGATTTGGCCACTACTTCCGCCAATCCCAAAGAACGATTTGCCGTCTACGGTACATGCGACCTGAGGAGATGTTGCTTTGTCGAAACCCCAACCACCGGCATCTCTATCGTATGTGAAAATTAGATTATTCTGATCAGAACCGTTTTCTTTTAATGCAAGTTTGTAAATACCATCTTGATACCAAGAGACAGCGTTTGACTGATCTGAATCGAGATCTCGTTTGTGTCTCTTGATTGCAATAGACATATCCTTTGTTCTCAGTTCCTCAAAATAGTTAGCTTCATTCCCCAAGCTTCTTATTTCCAAGTTTGGAGCGAGAAACCAAATATCATTTTCCACGATTGTTGTGGATCGGCTATTAACAGCACCGGTATTTTTTGAAACTGAGGCCAGGTTTAAAACCGGTGTTGCGGTATCGGTATAGAAACTCGCCGCAACATCAATCTGATCATTCTTGAAGAAGTATAGTTTATCATTCAAATTCTGCATCGATTCTATGCGGCCACCCTTTCCAATCAACTGAGCACCGGAACCGGCATTCGTCCAGTCTTCGATGTTCCCCGGAGTACCTGCTGTTGCCGTCACTGTGTATTGAGCAGTTGCAGGAGCCGCATTGTCAACAGCCCACATCTTCTCAGCCCATGTTGCAAGTAGTCTTGCTCTTGGAGAATCCACGACTGTCGAGAATGTTGTATCTGCTATTTTACCAATCAGATTCGCTCCATCAGCGAAATATGCAGAGGCGTTATAGCTGACTCCTTCTACGGTCGTGTCCGTTGCAGTCCATGCCGCCGGAACAATTGTTTCATAAGTAGCATCGCTTAAAGCATACCTGTAGAAGGTTGAGTTGTAGTAAGAAACTACATACGGAGTTGAGATTCCACTTGGAAATCGCAAATAAGGTACCAAGCCCTTGATGTTGGTGCCACCCGTCTGAGCATCCCCGAAAGTAGTATATCCCTTCCTTGAACCCCATCTACCACCATCGAAACGCGAATTCTCGGCGTAATACAATGCATCCGCAGAAAGTCTGTTACCTTCCATATAGGCATTCACGCCGTTGAATAAGTAGAAATCTGATTTTACGATGCCGTATTGCATTGTTGTTTATTGTATTCAGTCATACACCGAAGGTCTTCTCGATGGACCCTTTGTTTTAATACGATTGTTTGCCATAGCATAAAACTTCTTCAACTCTCTGTAGTACCTTCCCTCATGCCATTGATAACCGGTCCTCATGTCGTCTCGTACTCCAATGCGCATGATCGCTCCGCTTACCAAGAGAGCTTCGCGGAATTTACCTGGAATGAGTGATGGTTTATGAGTACCATCAGTCATCAATGTCAATTTCTTGTTATATATAATCTGCACATCCTGAGCCTGGGAAGTTTGCGGAAAGAAGAAGTAGCCATCGAAAATCGTATAATATCCATACTGAGCACCTGAAACACTCAGCCAAACTGAAGGATCTTTGAAGTCGTACTTCGTTCCATCAACATAAACTGCGTTTATTTCTTCTTCGTCTATATCCGTTATGCTTGCAAGAGGATAACCAAGTTGAACCTTCTCGCCATCTTCATGAGTGGTCTGCACTCCAGTTACTCCGGAAAGAGTTGTGACGAGATCGCTCGCCGTGTATGCCGCGAATTCACGACTATTGATTAAGACTTTTCGCGCCGCATTCGGAAATCCCGAAGCATCTTCCATCACAATCGTTATTGCGCCAATGGCGAGAGCACCATCTAAAGTTCCATCTGCAACTGTTGGGAATTCGTAATTCGACTCTCTCAAGTACGAATCATCTTCTGGCTCGTTGAAAACATCCATATAAACCGAATTAACAGCGTCCTCGACTGTATCAAGCGGAACAGCATTGCTCCCTGTAACAGGCTCCTTGTACTCATTTAAAACAGCAGAGCATATCTGCGTTAATGTCATGTCTAGATTAATGTAATTCGTCATTCTGTTATTGGTTTAGAGAAAATTCTTTTAACTGCGATTGCCATTGTTGTTGCGGCGATGATTCCCCAGATCCATGTATTTACTTGAACATAAGTTTCGATAGCTGCGAGTCTGTAGCCGAAGTCAGATTGTATGTCTCTGAGTTCGCCCATCTCTTCATTCATGTTTCCAATGTGACATGCGTTCTCTCTGGTTAGAGACCATCCGTTATCAATACTCAAGCTGTCGCAATCTAGTATCACTATTGTACGGTTAGATTTTTAGTAAACGAATATCTCGAATTGATACCTCCATAAACTATTTTGTCACCTGCGTTTAAGTTGAAACAAATATATTTCGAGGTTGCGAGTGTTGAGTCTATGCTGTTTCCGACTTCCGTATAATCGTTCCCGTTGCCTATACCTCTTGTGTAGAGGTAAACATTGCCGCTGGGACTACGAGTTACCTTGAAACCAATCCAAGTCTGTACCGGTTTAAATCCTGCCGCACTTGTGACAAAAGGAGATTGCAGCATCCCGTTTATAGTCTCCGCCACGCTAACAGATTCATCAGCTCCGAAAATAGTAGCATAAGAATCTTGACTTGCTGCGGATGCACCACCGATCTCGTCTGCGCACCAGAGAATCTCACTGGTAGTACCGGCGGTTTCTTTCCACAACCACCATTCGTAAGTACCATAAGCACCTTCTTCTGACTGAATTCCTAGTGCTTGAACAGGAGCGTAAACGACTCCTGAAGTCACGCACTCGATAGCCTTAACCCTCTGTCCGTCAATGGTGTCATCAACAATCTTGTGAGTTCCTGAACTGATTTGAAAAGGAGTATCACCTATTTGACCTGCTGCGAGTGTATTTGTAACGGCCGCGCCATAAGCACCCTGAAACTGAATTACACCCCTGTTGTTTATAGCCTGAATTTCAGCGTCAAGTAGCGCACGTCTATATAACAACATCTGATTTAAGTATCCGTTGAAATGAGTTCCGCCTGATTTATCCGTAGCGATTCTCAAGGCACCACAAACACCTTCATCCAAATTCTTCTCGATCGGCATTGCGTTGTTAATCATCACTCCATTCACCCAAATCGCCAATCTTCCATAAGTATCAGGAGCTTGGACGGCGGTATAATTTATAATTACGTTGTACCACTGATTGATCACGGCAACCGCACCTGAGTAAGTAGCCGTACCACCTAAGTCTGTAGCAATTTCATCACCAATCACGCCTCCTGGCTTACAAAACGATAACCAGTTTTGACCAGTACCAGCGGCATCTTCTTGAGATACAACTACCTGTTCAGAGGCAACTGAAACCGGTTTCGTCCAAATTGAAAGGGCAAAGCCATCAGTATTTGAGTTATGTATAAGTTCTTGAACAGCGGTACTCGGACCCCCCACCATCGCGTAATCACCAGCACCAGCGAATCGCGAAGCTATCCCGATTGACTCGTCTGCCACATTGGCTGAACCCGTGATTGTCATGTCGCCACATCTGCCTATCAAGTCAGGGATAATACCAGTAGCTTCAGTGAATTCGTGCCAGCCTAATATTTTGCCATCAGTGGTATTGAAATACGTTTCAAGTCTATTCCGAGCTGATTTTTTAGTATTCCCCATTAGTAAGCATTGTTAATAAGTTCGGAATAAAGCTGAGATGCTTCTGTAGCCGTCAACTGCCTGCGGATAAGTAGATTATGTTTGATCGCGCCAGCCCCGTAGTAGCTTCCCCACTTCCCTGAAACTTCGCCAAAGTGTAATTCGCCATCTCTGTTTTTCATGGAGACGTAATTAACAACATTGTTTTCAGAATTGGTATCATCAACCTGTAATCCGTTAAGATAAATCTTCACGCCTGAGCTAAGCCGATTGCCGTCGTATGTGGCTATTACACACATTTTGTCCGAAGGTTTAGTTGTTAAAGCCGTGTTATACATTCGTCCAACATAACAATCCACAGTGTCGTTATCGTAAAAATGCACATAGAGTTTGCCGTCAGTATGGAGTATTAAATCATATTCACCATTCACATTCGGAACACCTTTCGTCATAAGCGGAAAACTGGAGGCAGGTTGTGGTACAAAAAAAGAAACAAGAGTGCACGGTATATCGCCACCTCCGGCGAAAGAGAGGCTGTCATTGTCGGCCACATTTATATATTGCGAAATACCGTCTAAATTGACACCTACGCGGTTAAAATAAGGCGAGGCTTCCATCACTCCATCATTCCCATTCGCTCTTAAGTCAACCAAGCTATTTGCAGTATAATCATGCCACAATGCCATGTCGCCATCCCTCAGAAGTGTTTGTGTTAAATAAGCCATTTTAAATTCTATTAAGGGTTAGTTGCCCGGAAGTGTATAAATCAGCAACCTGCATTTGTGTTAATTCGGTCGGATAAATTTCAACATCCCAAATGTCACCTTGAGCATATCCGGTACTGAATTTCCCTATGGTGATGGGGACACCCGTATTCTCCATCGCCGTATAGGAACCGGCAGTACTGTTGGCCGTATCCCTCTGGACTGCATCAATGTAAAATTTCATACCAGCATTTGTGCTTGATCCATCATAAGTACCAACGATATGAGTGGGTTGCTTTAGATGGTTACTCAAGGCATATACTGATTGTCTGCCGATATATCCACCAGAACTCTGATCAAAGCAATTCCAAAAGATATTGCTACTAGCTACGCCCAATTGATACTCCGCATTTCCTGGGCTTTGGCGTTTGTAGACAGCTCTGAAGGCCGTAACGGAATCCATTTTAGACCAGAACGAGATAGAAAACGGAGTGTCAGTCGTCCCATTCCCAAAGGTATTAGATGCCGAGCTGGGGATCTGCATTAGACTGTTAGCTCCATCGAAATAATATCCAGGATGTTGGGTCCTTTTGGTCGGCGCAGTCACGCCAGCCGTCCAAGCTGCATGATTCCCGTATCCTGAAATATCAAGAGAACGGGCATTCGCAATGTCGTGTTGCGCCATTCTCATTGGAAGATTTACAACAGATTGACTTTTGTATGAGTAAACTGAACCATTTGAATAACTCAAGGCCTCGTTGTTATCAAGCTTTCTATCGAACAATCTTATGCCATGAATAGTACCCTTGAAAAGATTGGCACCGGCCGCACCGGAACCAACATACAAGTCGCTGATCGATGTAAAAGCCCACGCGGTAGCGGAACCAGTTAATACCTGTACACCATTCAGCCAAACACTTGTATTGCCCGATGTACTTGTGACGGCAAGGCGGTTTATTCTTCCCGTATTCCAATACGGAGAATAGGTTGCATAAGGTATGTCGCCAACTACACCACCAGCCATAACAATTCTGAGTGTGTTGTTCAGAGCGCTTTGCGTTTTGGCAACTGAAAAACCGGTTGTTGTAAGAAAAAGTCTACGCAGCACGTCTTCGTTGGCCTCAAAGTTTGGATTAAACCAAACCACCGCACTAAACTGGCTTCCAACTGGCGATTTAGCAATGACGTTATAGGTGACATAATCCGTGGTACCATTCAACACCATTCCTCCACCAAACTGCGGTGTACCTGATACTGTCCCGTTATTCGCCTCTACGCTTGCCCGTGTCAGGAAATCGTCAGCGAAGAAACATCCCCTCTGTCGTTCTGCATTCTGTGAGTTTTGTATTAAAGACATTTTAAATTTGTTAAACCTCAATAGCCTGACACGCCTTAATAACTTGATATATCTGATTGAAACTCAGATGATGCCCGTCCTCAACGATATTTATTTTTATGTCAATAATCGGAGTCCCGTCGATATAAGCCTGAATCACGGCCTTTATAGTTTCGTCTGTGGGATTGATAAGACTTGAAGGTGGGAATGAGTCCGCACTTCCTTCCATTTCGGAAAGATCAATTTGTGAAAAATATTCTTCTGTCGTCATGATTAAACAATTTTAGCAGTTGAATCGATGGGTTGGTAAACGACTGTCCATTTTACTGAGCCTGTCTTGGAAGCGGAGCAGTATAAATCTAGGGTACCTGCCGCAAGCGTCACTGCGCTTACTTGTGACCTGAAGGCTCCTGAAGTAGTTGCTATCATCGCATCTGCAAGCGTACCGGTGATTGAATACATCGTGCCTACAACATCGCCGTCAATATCCAATTGGGCGCATATATCGACATCAGCACCCACGGTGGGATTTGAAATCAGCTTTGCATTATTTGCACCTGCGCCGATTTGTGTCGTAACTTCACCAATAATATCGATAAGTCTCACACGGCCACTGATTGTGAACAAAACGCCTTGAGTCGTTTGTGGCAATGTGCCGGTCGCTTTTTCGGTTCTGTATGTGGGTATAGTTGGAAACTTTGTATCCATTTTCTGATTGGTTAAAGGTTAGTATTTTCTCTTTGAATAAATCGTCCAGTCGTCTGTACCACCTCCGCTTGCCACGACTTTGATCCTAACGTATTTGAACTGTCCAAAGAATCCAAGTGAATCATTAAGCATAGCTGAAGCGGCGAAAGAAGCCACTCCATAAGCGTCAGTTGTTACGTCCACATAAGTACAGCTTGCTTGTGCGGTACCGTCATCTTGTACTGTCGCCTCGACAGTCACAACTAGCGTACCGGTCAAAACGAGTTGTGTTCCCATATTGGAATACCCGTCCATATCCACATAATAATAATACGTCCCATTCGCTCCGTTCGTCACTGTCGCCAAAGAAGCCTCGACATGATGCGTGCTGATCGGATCGGTTTCGCCTACACGATTATTCTGGTTTGCGTAAGAATAACCTGCGGTGATTAACTCGCCATTAAGCGTTGTGATTAAATCACTTCTGTCGTTTTCTGCAACAGCGGCAATTTGTGAACTTCTAGCACGTCCACCCATCTTAACAGGATTGCCCGAGTCCACGGCGTCATGTGCTACATTCCCAACAACCTCAACGTCAACATCGTTAGCCAGTACGACAGGAACTGACGAAGCCGCGGCTTTTTGACCCAGCGTCGTCGCAGTACCTCCCCATTGAGCCACATTGACGCTATCTGCTGTCCCACCCGGACCTGCGAAACTTCGATATGTGAAGACTTCCGTATCATCGGTGTTCGCCTTTCTACCCAAGAATCGATTGTTTTTGTAGTCTATACCGTATTGACCATTTGTTAAGCTTGCCAAAAATCTAAACTCTGTTTCGGCTTCCTTTGATGGATCGGAAGGAGAATGATAAGGTATTTCTTCTGTAAACGTATTCGTGGATCCAAATACGAGTGAGCTCGCATATCTGAATATTTGCACCGTCGAACCGTAACTGTGACTATAAGTCGTGGCACCACCCTGAAACCAGTTTTGGGTACTTAGTCCAACTTCGCTGTAAATACTAAACGTATAAACATTAGAAGCAACAGCAACGCCTCCAATCCAACCATATAGCGTATTCCCTGCGCCATCTGTTAATTTAGCAATATATCTCGCCGAAGTAGAACTCTCAAAGATTTTCTCGAGATCAGTAGTTGCGTCATATGCGCCAAAACTAGCGGCACCGTCTGTTTCGCTAACTGCTTGAACCTTTTGTGTATACATAAGATTCTGAGGAGAACCCCAGAAACTACCTATTTTGCTACCGTATTTTTCCAATATGGGGCCTTGTGTAAGATCGACAACGACGGTTGAACCTGCTGCATCTTTTACATATCCAGTAGCGGCTATGTTGACCGTCTCAGTTACCGATTCGAAAGAACTCCCTTGTCTCACATCTTGAACGAACTGTGGTGATTGCGGAGTAAATAATCCACTCCCCATCTGATAGTCTTCCATAGTATTATTATGGTTATAGCCGTATTATGGCTGAAATAAAAATAACTATTTTCTGAATTTTGATGCGACTAACGGACCAACTATTTCTCTGAGTTGTAATTCTGTAAGACTATTGAATTGATCTGCAGTCTTAATCCCTGCGGAATGTAATTTCTCGATTGACTTTGCTCCGAGTCCCTTAATTGTCGCAAGCCCTTCGCCTGTACTTTTAGCAGGCTGATTGACTTTGTTTCCTCCAAATTGACCAGCTCGTTCAGCCTTGACTGCATCAAGATGAGCCTTGTCTTTAAGTCTTGCCTCTTGGATTTTAGTTTCCCACTCCATTTCCTTTGCCGGAGTATCGATTTCGATTCCCTTTGCTGCATCTTCAGCCATGGCTCGACGAACTCTAGCTTCTTCCGATTGGCTTAATGTCGTAGGAGCGATTTTGTCTAAGACATACTGGACCAGCGCTTCCTCGACCGGACTATTGATAGGATAAGAACGCATGTGTAGAACTCGATCATTTGCATTTAATTTGTCGAAGATTTCCATAAACCTGGGATTGACTTTTCGCAATTCCGCGATTGGATCCAATGAGTTGAAATCAATCGTGTGGACATTCTGGTCTAATAACGTAGACATGTGTACTTGGGTTAAATTACTGAGTGAGAGGGGCGAATTTCGCCCCCCACAAATCAACAATCTAAAGAACTATGCAGCAGCAACGGAACCCGAGCCATCTGGCGAATACCATTCGCAGATTATAGACAATGCACCTGCAGTAAGATCATCAACATTTCGCGTCAATATAATATCTTCTCCAGCCGAAATAAGTACCCAGCTTGTAGCCGAAAGAGCGCATGCGCCATCTTCCGGATTGTTGTCAGTCCAGACATCATTGATAGCGAAATCTGCGTTATCAACAGTAGTAGCAGGAAGTAAAACATCTGGATCCCCAGCCGTACCAACAGACAGGGTTGTTGTACCCGATGTTGAAGTGATAGCAGTTGCACCAACTATTCCGTAAGTGCGCGCGACAACATTGCCCGTTACATTGAAGATTGCGGCTGTGTCGTAACCCGTCAAATCAGCAATCATCTTCATGTCAACCTGAGGCGTGACTCTGACAATGGCTTTTAACATCTCCATAACCGATCCGTTCTGATTTCTCGTTACAGTAGTCGAGTCAAAGCCGGTTCTGATCATGTCGTCGAGATTTGAGTTGGCCGCATCAGGCATTCCAAGCATTGTTTCAACGCTTTGGAAATTCGTGCGAACACTTGGATTACCCAAATCCGTCTGGATAGCATCAACAGCAGCATCGGCTACCTTGAGAAGTGAAACGAGTGAAGTACCACCAGTTGTATCACTCTTTTTACCAACAACGTCACGCATTTGAGCATCAGTAGCAGCATCTTGCGTTGGAACAGTGTGGTAACCAGTGAGAGTAGAAAGCGTGCCAGGAAGAGTTGTACCTGTATCTTCAAGAATACCCTTTGCGTATCCCATTAGAGATTTATCTGCAGCAACTGTACCAACGGCGGTATCTGTTTTGTTACCAACAACATCACGCACATTGGTATTGGTGGTCACGTTGGCACCTGGAACTGCATGTAGTCCCGGGATGGTAGTAGTGACAGCAGTTGCAATAACCGAAAGATCACCAGCCGCAAGGGCGTTACCGGATCCTCCTTGAACAGAGGCACCAGCCGCGCCATCATAGAACTCAGCAAACCAAGTGGACCCGGTAGCGGTATCTTTTACCGATTTACTGAAGTCTGTGGTACCTGAGTTGTACATATAGCCAAACACATTGCAGTCGACAACAGCGGTCGTGAAATCAACAACAGCAGTCGTGGCAAGACCGTAAAAGTCAACATCGACACGAGTATTGTTGCCACCAACTAGATGAACAGCACGAGTATTGCCTGAACCAGTCGTGAAGCCAACATGCTTGAGCTTAATCTTGAGATTATCGGCCGCAGCAGTTGTCAGGATAATATCGGTGAATTCCTTTAAGTTAGTGGAATCACGTGATTCTATATCGAACGTGCAATCAACACCAGATACAACGAATGGACTAACGACAGCATCAATACTATTGGTAATAATGATGTTTTTAATTGTCGTACTAGCTCCGCTGACAACCCATGTTGCAGCAGTGGCACTAAATGTAAACGTAGGCCTACTAGCTCCTTCGCCCAAACCGATGATCGATAGACCAGCAACATCAGAAGTGATGTCGCTTGCAGTAGCAACAGTCTCGGTATAACCTTCAGAGATATAAACCGTATCTCCAAGATTAGCCCTACTGACTGCGCTAAACGAGTTGATGGCCGAATCAACATCTGCGAAAATTAACGTACTCCCGTCAATTGGGTCAACTTTGTAGTTGAAGGTGTCTCGGATGATAGCCATGTCGGCAGCAGTCGTATTCTTAACGAGTACGCTTCTGCCAGGCTTACCACGTTGAGCCGTCCCCAATTCCAATCCATTTTTATCCATGAGATTTGTAAATTAGAAATTAGAAAATTAGGAAGCGGACGAATCACCCTTGCTGAAGTAGCCCCAATGCCAATCTCTGAAGCCTGTTTGCATATAAACTGAACCCGGTTTGTAAAAGGTTCCGTTCTTATACTCAGTTTCAGACATGACTCTTGGTTTCCAACCCCATATCATCTTGCATGATCTCTTTGTTCTCTCAGGAACAGTAAGAGCCCAATAAGAAGAATAGGTTGAAGGTTGCCATTCGATAACTTCATAAGTGATTCCACTTAGAGTGTTGGAGTCGTTTAATTCCGTTCCAGGTAGTTTTGGAGAGAACAATAATCTCTTTGCCAAATCTTCCTGTTCGATGGAGATAAGAAGTTTTAAATTCTTGGCTCTCTTTAATTGAACGCCTTTGAGGTCATAGAATCTGTTGATTCTGTTTCTTGCATTTACAAGAGCTGTGTATGACAAAGGAACATGGCCTTCTGTTGCAGGCGGGACATTTCTTTGCGTAGCAACTCCAGGTTCCGTAGAAGGGTGTGCCGTACTTGCCAATGCCACTGCATCTCCACCTGTCTGGTGAGTTGCGGTATGTGCAAGATAAATCATACGAGCAGCCTGTGTATCAACGCGTTCATAAAGCGATTGATGAACAGCCTCTACGCCCTCTCTAAATTCTTGAGCACGTTCCTTGTTGCCTTCCATTATCCAATGAATCAACTCCTCGGTATACGTACACATCTTTGTGTATTTCTGAACTGTGATTTCTACGTCATATCCTTGGGTTCTGTCTTCATTGCTGTAAGGAGACCCTTCTAAAGTCAGCTGAGCAATTGAGAGACCTGAAACACTAGAAAACTTTGGGTCCGGGATAGAAGGACTATAATCCTCATATCCTAATTTTGCGTACTGCAGATCAGCCGAAAGCTGATCCTTGGTTTGGTCGAATATCTCGACGATTTGAGGGTCAACGATGTCTGGCAGTCTGGTTAATGTATCCATTGTAAGACTAAGTTAGTTGTAAAAGTACTTACTTCTTAACTAACTTCTTAACTTAGTCTTAACTGGCAGTCGTGTGGCTGAATCCAGTGAATACCGGAGTACATAGAACACGAGTTGTGGAACTCTCGCCCCGTGGATCAAGTTTCGTAATGCGGAACTGACCAACTGTCGCAGAAAGAGAAGCTTGTGCGAGTTGTTGAGCGCCTGTTGTACCTGTGAGTATTGTGTAGAATCCTACGCGAGCATCGTAAGTAGAAGCGGCATTCAAATCACATTCAACTTCCATTCCTTGATATGCTGGGATAATTGCCAATTCGTATTTTGCAACGGTGGCATTATCGGCAGTCATTGTCTTTACCTCATTTGCGAATCCAAGGATTCTTGCTGAATTAGAGGCAACCAAGGCAACACCTGAAGCTTCAGTAACAGCATCGCCTATAGCGAATACTTCTGAATTTTTGCCGACTCTGTGGATTTGGCTAATAGCCAACGCCTTGTCGGTTCTTTCATGAAATCCGTACATAGTAAGGGATTTTTAAGTGATAGTCTTACTTACTTGTTAGCATAGACAGTTTGTCTGCAAACGCCTGTGCTTCCGGCGATTTCGTACTTTGTTTGTGACTGAGGATTGAAGAGAGTCCACCCCTCTTACTGGAATTCCATGCAAGTGCAGCATCTTCTTTTGTCTTCTCGGTGCTGGCACTACTTGGGAAAGCCAGTTGATATGCCTTGGACCACGCTTCTGACGGACTTTCCTCAACATATTCAGGATTAAACATATTGAGTTGAGCTTTAACCTTCTTGTAGGCAGGATCAAATTCGTTGTCTTTGATCCCCTTGCTTTTAAGAAAATCTTTTCTGTCCGACTCAGTACGCGTTGCATCTCTTTCTTCAAGAGTTTTAATGCGTTTTTCCTGAGCATACCTATCCGGATCACTTTTTTTCAAAGATTCGAGTTCCTTATCTTTGCGATAAGAATCGTAGCTTTTATCATACAACTTCCTGGACACTTGATCCGCAAGTTTGGGATTTGTATCCGCCAAATCGTTCAGTAATTCAGGATTTTTCTCAACAAGTTTGACATTGCTATCAATTACTTGCTGATGCTCCTCGCTTAACTGTTTATGCGCTTGGCTCGTACCTTCAAATCTTTTTTTCCAGTCATGCTCCTGTACAGGAGGTTCTGTCTGGTTAAGTTGTTCAGTCTTTGCCAGTGCAAATTCAGTTGATTTTTCCGGAGGGGTCGCTTTCGCTGCCTCTGGATTCTCCTTCGCAGGAGGTTCGTTGCCTGCTGTTGCAGGGGTCACGGTTGTATCCATATTGAATGGTTAGAAATTACTGCATGCGGTGATAAAGCCACATTATTGGCTCACTGCTAATCGTATCTAGCAATACGCAGTGAGTCCATAGCGAGGCTTTATCGACTTGTTTTCAAGGAGCCTACCATCCCAATCCGTTTAATGTCTTGTCCATCTGTTGTTGTTCTGCACCGTTCTGCATCTTCTGCTTGAATGCGTTCTCTATAGCCTTATGAATCGTCGTGTACATCTTGACACCTCCCTTTTTCAATTCCTTTTGTTCTCCTTCTTCATACATACACTGTTGTATCCACTGAGCGCAAATATTTTGTTCGAGTTTTAGTAAGCTTTGATATTTCTCGTCTACTATCAGCGCGGCAATATTCTCTCTATCTACTTCAGATACTCCCATTATTAGTACCATCGCGCTCTTGTATATACCAAGAAGGCTATACGCCAGCTTGTGCTCCTGCTGCTCCCATTGTTTCTGGGCTCGTCGCCTTGTCAGCCACGAGTTGAGTTTTTTTAGCATTCTTGTAATCGTTAATTGCTTGCTGTTCTTGAGGGATTATACCACCGGCATTCTTTATAATACTAGCAATATCATCTTGTTCTGAATTTGGATTGGTATTGACTGGTTGTTGAGGTGCTTGCTTCTTAATAACAGAAGAGGGCAAGCCTCCGTTCTCTCGTAGGAATTCCGCTAATCCAAACTGATCCATTGCAAGAGGCGCCAATGCAGCTATCTTCTCTGCGGATTCCATCT